GCTAAGCATGATGTTGTACCAGTGTATGTTGCAGCATTGCAGTATCTCACAGGAACAAATGTATAAACAGTTCCGTTTAATGAATTTTCGTGAAAACTGTTTTCTGGGGTGAAGTTTAAAGCAAAGCAACCGTTAGCATTTACTGCGAATCTTTGTATAATTTTTCTGTGTATTGCTACAGTTGATACGGCGGTTCCTGGGATTTTAGCATCATGAACAATCTCTGGATTCAATAAGGATTTCAAATATCCAGAGCGGTTTTGACATTTACCAACCTGTTTTCTCAGTTTAATGATTTCATTTCTTTGTTGAGTAGTTGTTAGTTGTAAGTTTCTGTACATTTTGTTCAGGATTGGTTTTGTTATATTATTTCCGAATTTTCTTCTTCGATTGTTTCTCTTCTTGTTTTTGGGTCTTTTGTTGACAGCAATTTGATTTTTAGGTAATTTTTGATTCATTGATAATTATTATTGAAAGTTTTTTTGTAATTGATGAACCAATGAAAAGCGCAACCTCAGTGAGGTATTTTGATTTTAACTTCCAGCGTGGGTCGATAGTCAAAGACAGTCTACCTCTTTACTGGTTAAATCCTGAGGCCATACAATGATGAGTCCTATTTGGCTGACTATATTCTTAAAAAGATTGAAAAGTCAGTGGCACCACCTACTCGTTTGAGGGGAATCAATGCCATATTAACATCATTAGGCAAATCAGGCTTATAATAATAATTAATTTATTATTTTATTTTCCTGCGTGGACAGATACACAAAGGAGTCTATCTCATGACAGGTTTAAGTTTTTAATAATAATATTAAATTTATTATTTTAAGTTTTTATTTTATTTTAAAATTTAAAATTTTTTATTTTTAAAAAAGTTTTTCTTTTTAACGGATGTCAGTTGTTTACCAGTTTAATCTGAATTTTTCGGGACAACTGAAGTATTTCGTAGCATCCAATTGTGGTTTAAGCTCTCTTCCTAATTTTGTAATTACAACATGTTCTAGGGTTTCGTCCATTGGATCTACGCTATCAAGGTATTCTTCGAAATCGTCAATCTCGTCTTTTGTGATTCCGTGTCTAACTAGCAAAGTATCGCAATACGCTTGATAGTCCTGGGGCTCGTTAACTGCAGTTCTTAAAGTGTTGTGGTTTCCCAGGATGGTATTCTTAAACTTGTTTTCGAAAGTCTTAATGGCTCTGTTAATGTGGTCATCTCGGATATTTCGAATACCATACAATTCAAGGATTTTATCTTTAATTAATTTTGAAATTGATTCACTATTAACTTTAGTATCAAATAATGTTTTAATATCCCATCTCTTAATGAATTCTTGTTCAGAAATAGATAATTCGATTTTTCCATACAAATCAGCATCTAGAAAATCGTTATTGCATTGTGAATAGTGAGCTACTCTGTGCATTGATGACTTTATCAAATCAATTTTACTGGAATCATAGCCGTGTCTCATTTTCCATTCAGCCAGTTTTTGAAAGATAGGCAAACCTTTGGCCCATTTCATCTCAGCTTGTCCAGTTGCATACATATATTCACCAGGTGTAAGAGAATCACTTTTTGACATGTAAGCGAATGTTAACAAATATCTTTCAGGTATTCTGAGTACTCTGTAGTAAGTGTCTCCATTTCTTGTGGTTTTGAAGGTACTAGTTGAGCAAAAATCTCCTTGTTCGATTTTTCCGACTTTCAAGAATTTTAGTACTTGTCCTAGTCCATGTGTTACCTTTCCTTTGTTTAAGGTGAACACTCTTGAGTAAGCTTTTAAAATTTTTACCTTGTTCTTGATGAAAACGCTCTTTGCTATGTATAGTGAGTTGTCATCACCAGCTACTCTAGTTACATAGTCTATGTCTTTTAATTCAGCTATATAGGAAACGAATTCTATGTAACACCACATTCTTATTGTATTAGCTAATGTTGTATCCATGTCACCTGAGTGAGTGGTACCATCGTGAGTTAATGTGACTAAGTTCTTCATTTTCTTGTCTTCACATCTTTTTGTTTCAATTACGGCGTGATGGTCCATCAAGGCTGCTCTTATTGCGTAAGGTGGTATAGCATATCCTAAAGCATTGAGTTTGGCCACCTCAGTTGTTTCAATTTTCTTGCAGACCTTATTGTATAAATAGTCATCTACTAGTTCTTTGACTGGTAATTTTTGGCAGGAATCGAAAGCACTTCCATCGCCATCGAGTTTAACGCAGTCCTCTCCTAGTTTTCTTGAAATCCAAGCCAAATCATGTCCTTTTTCTTCATATGACTTGCCTGATACGTAGCTATCGATTTTACATTTTGCAATTTTCTCCAAAGCATAGCATACGGGGCCGGCCAACAATTTTTTGAGTGGTCCGACATTGCAGATATTCCTGGTTTTTGATTCAGCGGGTCCTTGTGTTTGATCCTCGCTTTTTACGAAATTTCCGTATTTTTGTAAACTTGAGATGGTGGTCCATGCGCGTTGAAAGTTAGCAGCATCTAGTGCTTGAACAACTTGTTGTCTTTGTTTTATTGTTATGTGGTTCCACCATATTGGAAAACTGTATTCAAATTCATTGGCTATGCTATCTAGTACGGGATATATTTTTTTTTTTAAAAAAGTTTTGAACATTTCGAGTACAACTGGGTCAGCATCTGGCATTTCAGCAGCAGCTCTTTTTAGTGCAGTTGTACTGGTTAAGCAACATGAATGATAATTTATAATTTTTGGTAATGTTGGTAATTGAGGGATTGGGAGTATAATACAACCGGCTAGCTGGTTTGGGTTTCTACAATCGCAATTTTTCTTTATATATCTTTCGAATTCAGCAGCATTCATTTTTCCAAAGATAGGTTTTAGAAATTCACCTTCTTTTGTAAATTTTAGTCGATTGGTTTCCTTATCAATTTCGTAGTTATTGTTAGCCCAATATTCAGGTTGAACGCAACTTTTATAGTAGTTTCTAGTTGTCAACCTAACTTCATCATCTAATTTTTTCTCAGCTAGGGTTTTGTCTCTAATATATTTAATTATTTTCTTATTAGAATAATATTGAATTTTAATGTTTCTAGTTACGAATAAATAAATACCTAATACATAAATTAAAAAGATGGCCCAATCAGGTTCATTTGAGTAATTGATTGCCTGTTGAGCTGCAACGAAAATTGCTGGATACATTGAGTTGGCATAACTAGTGGCTGTAGTTTTAAACATTAACCACACTCTAAT